GGGATGTGGTCCTGGTTACTTCTTAGATGAAATGAAGTCACGTGGTTACACTGATTTAACTGGTGTAACATTAAGTCCCGGAGATATTAAAATCTGTGAAGATAAGGGTCATACTATTAAAAAATATGATTTAAGTTTCATTCCGCAAAGTGAAGGTTACTACGATGAAAGTGTAGATTTTATATTCTTGCGTCATGCATTAGAGCATAGCCCATATCCTATCTTTAGTTTAATGGAATATAATCGTATTCTCAAGCAGTTTGGCAAGATTTATATTGAAGTTCCGCAACCCGATTGTGATAGAAAACACGAAGAAAATCTAAATCATTACAGTATTCTAGGACAAAATCAACTAGCAGCATTGATTGTTCGTACCGGATTTAACATTGATAGATTTGAAAACTTTGAATTTGATCTTGAAGTTACTAACGCAGAATTTCCTGAAAAGTCAACCAAACTAAGAGAAAAGTTTTACTGTATCGTTGCTACTAAACAGCGACCATTAGATATCAAGTAAAATAATAAATACTCACTACAAGTGAGTATTTATTTATGTTCGATCCATTCAAACAAGTTAAACTTCAAGGTGCATATTCTAAACTCAAGGATATAAAAGTCCCCGAGAAGGATATCTCATTGGATGACTTAAAAATATTAAGTGGGTCTGGTAAAGTTACTGGTGAATACTCTTATACACCATTACATGAATTAGCACAAAAGAAACAACAATATATGCGTGAGCATAACATCAAGCCTGGTGATCAAGCCTGGTTTAAATTAATGTTTGCAAAAACACATCTTACCGGTGAAGACCCATTTTCTAAAAACTAGTAGTTATTGCGATAAATAAGTTATGGCAACAACTAACTCAGCACCGTCTCTTGTAAAAAATCCCTATACTAAGACGAAATTCAAAAACAATAAAGAATTACAAGACTTTATAAAGTGCTGCGATCCAGACACTGGTTATCTATACTTCATGGATAACTTCTTTATGATACAACACCCTACAAAAGGTAGTATGGTATATCATCCTTATGGGTATCAAAAACGATTAATCAATACATATCATAATTATAGATTTAGTATCAGTTTGATGCCGCGGCAATCAGGTAAATCAACAAGTGCGGCGGGGTATTTACTTTGGTATGCTATGTTTGTGCCAGACAGTACGATTCTTATCGCAGCACACAAGTATACCGGTGCACAGGAAATTATGCAAAGGGTGAGATACGCATATGAAAACTGCCCAGATTACATAAAAGCGGGTGTTACAACTTACAACAAAGGCTCATTAGACTTTGAAAATGGTAGTCGTATCGTAAGTGCTACAACAACTGAAAATACAGGTCGTGGTATGAGTATTACATTACTATACCTTGATGAGTTTGCATTCGTTAGACCAAGTATCGCTAGAGAATTCTGGACTGCTATTACTCCAACATTGTCAACTGGTGGTAAAGCAATTATTACAAGTACTCCAAACAGTGATGAAGATCAGTTTGCTTTCATTTGGAAAGGTGCTAACAAAACTGAAGATGAATTTGGCAATACAACTGAGCTAGGTGTAAACGGATTTAGAGCGTATAGAGCATCATGGGATGAACAACCCGGTAGAGATCAAAAGTGGGCTAATGAAATGAAAGCACAACTGGGCGAAGATAGATTCCGACGAGAAATTGGTTGCGAATTTATTATTGCTGACGAGACACTTATTAATCCTAGTACATTGATTGACTTACAAGGGATAGAACCAATTACAAGAATGGGACAAGTTCGTTGGTATCAGAAACCAGTGAAGGGAAATATCTATACAGTAGCATTAGATCCAAGTATTGGAACAGGTAATGACCCGGCAGCAATACAAATATTTGAAGCAAATTCAGTTACACAAGTTGGTGAATGGAAACATAACAAAACTGATATCCCAACACAGATCAAACTTATTGCACAGATAAACAAATATATTGTAGAATGTACAGGGGAGCCAAATAATCTCTATTATTCAGTAGAAAATAATAGCATAGGGGAAGCGGCATTAGTATCATTAAACGAATATGGGGAAAATAACATTCCAGGAACATTTATCAGTGAACCCGGAAAAAAACGTAAGGGATTTAATACTACACAAAAAAGTAAATTAACCGCTTGTGCTAAGTTTAAAACATTAATAGAAAGCAAGAAATTAACCATAAATAGTCGTAGTCTTGTCAGTGAATTGAAAGCATTTGTAGCACATGCAGGTAGTTATGCTGCTAAGATTGGAGATACAGACGATTTAGTTATGGCCAGCTTATTAAGTGTTAGAATGATTCAAGAACTGGGTTCATATCACTTTGAATTAGATAGTTATGTCAGAGACCACGAAGAATTTCTTGCCCCGTTGCCCTTCTTTGCCGTGCTTAGTTGAGATTAAGATAAATACTCTATTAGAAAACTACCAAATGCCAACAAATACAGAATCATTAAACCGAGAACTGTTTAGATTACTATCTAAATACAAACCAAAACCATTGGATGCTGAAGGTAAATCTACCCCTATTCCTGATGAAGCAGATATTTTCAAGTTTGAATTCACCAAAGACGGGGAAGATTACGGAACTGTTTATGTTACATTAGATGAAGATAGAGTATTAACTGTGTATTTTGGTGATGACGTAGCTGATAGTCCCGACGAAAAAACACCCAAATTAGATTACGATGACACATGGACTGGACTACTACATCAATTAAGTGCTTGGAGAATGACCAAAGGACTTAAGGGATTTGATACACAAAACAAAGACCGTGTTGGAGATGACATGGCAAGAAGGAACCATATGAGAAACAAAGATAAAATAGCAGAAGGTTACTACGCTACAGGCAAGAAGTCAAGCTACAGTGATGCTGTACCTAGCGTAAAGATTGTGATTGAACATAGCCGTGTTATTGAAGAAGGTGAACAACGCTATCGCAACATAAATAGAATTTTCCTAGAGAATCAAGCAGGTGAACGCTATTTACTTGATACCAAGAAGCCTGGCATTGCCCGTGTCTATGCTAGACATATTGCTGAAGGTGGTAAAGTCAATGATGATCGTTGGAGTCACATTGGTAGTCTTTGTGAAGAATATCAAAAGATGGCTGGATTTGTTCGTGCTACACGTAATGGTCAATTCAACGAATCAGCACAGTCATTAGTTAATGAAGGTATTGCACACTACGCAAGTCTACGTGAATCATTAAGCCGTATGACTGGCAAGCGTGGTTATAATGCATACTTTGAAAGTTGGACACCATCATTGATGGAAGATGGAACTGAAGAAAACAATCTAAATGAATTGTTTGTACAAGAGACATTAGACCCGAGAATTGAAAGTGTAATGCCAATATTGAATAGAATACATAAGAAGGTATCTGAATCAGTTGTTGACAAAGAGATGAATAAGTTAGCAGAGTGGGCTGATAGTTTAGTTGAAGAAGGCGGCGAAAGTCTAACAAGTAACAATCCAATTGGTATTCCTGAAAGTGAAACTCCTACCCATAAAGGTGGTGCAGTTAGTAGTAAAAATGGGGTGACTCAACATAAATCAGGTCCCGGTGTATACGGTGGATATGATGCTAATAGACATCCTGATAGTCCTGAAGAAAAACATGTTGGTAGTCGCGGAGCAAAAACAGGACATCGTACAGATAAAGTTGTAAAACATAAAGAAGTTGACGAAAGCGCATTGCAAGCATATTTAGGTGACAAGAAGTATGGTGAAAAAGGTATGGATGCATTACGCAAAGCAGGTCGTGAACATGCTAGCAAAACAAAAATGCAAAACATTCGTGCTAAATTTAGTAACAAAGAAGAAAATGTGACGGAATATGGACCGTCAGCAACAGCAGCCTTGCAACAAGGCCAGCACCCAATACAAGTTGCAGCAGCCGATAGAAAAGATCAAGAAAATACCCTCAACGTCAACAGGGCTGCAATGAAAGCACAACAAGATGTGGCAAAAGGTTTGGATCCAACACAAACTGCTGCAGGACAAACTGCTGCAGGAAATGATGTGGCGGAAGGCACCGGTTCATCTATTGAAAGAATTTTAGCAGCACACCCCGAAGCAGTTGAAAACTTCAAACAAGGTGGAGATTTGGATTATGATTTAGAATCCGATCTATGGGAGTACTATTTTAATAACGGTGAAATTCGCAACTATGATGCTGATGCAAGTGAATTCATTTCACAAAGACTTGCAGATGAATTAGGATTGAGTGAAGGATTAGATGCTAACCAAAAGCGTGTAGGTCAATTAGGCCCAACCGAGAAAGTTAAAAACAACAACATCGGTAAACTAGTTGGAGCTAATGAAAATTTCATCAATACAGTAGACCAAGCAGTTGTATCTGAAGAAGATGAAATGGCTGAAAGTATTCTTAGTGCAATTAAAAAAGTAGGTAAAAAAGTACTTGATACAGTAGCACCCGGTGATGAAGAATTACTAAAACAACTTGATAAAGATGTGCATGGTGGCAAGGTTCCAAACAGATATAACTCTGATGCAGAATCTGCTAAAAAATATCCAGCTGATAGTCGGAAAGTAAAAGTGGATGAATCCAGTGATGAATTGGCACGTATCCTAACGATTATGAATCACAGAAGATAAGGGTAAATTGCTTATCAAAAACCTCACTTAAAATGTGAGGTTTGCCATAACCGGGATAAATACTATTGACAGGAGAAGAAAGTATTGTTATACTTACTCATCGTGTTAGTTACTTCATGGTGAAGTAGCGAATAAAAAACGAGACCATCTCAATTTATAAGGAAATATTATTATGGCATCACTAGCAGAAATGCGCGCCCGTATTGCAGCGCAAGACAACAAAACAAGCAATAAGGGTTCTAACACCCAATCAGACAACTCAGTCTATCCCCACTGGAACATGGATGAAGGCACTACTGCTTCACTTCGGTTCGCACCTGACGGAGATCCTAACAATGAGTTTTTCTGGAAAGAAAAACAAATCATCAAACTTCCATTCAATGGAGTTAAAGGTTATCCTGATATGAAGAAGGTTGATGTACAAGTTCCATGTATGGAAATGTATAATGAGAGTTGTCCAATCTTGGCAGAAGTTCGTCCTTGGTATAAGGATGAGACATTGAAAGAAATGGCTAACAAGTATTGGAAGAAGCGTTCTTATTTGTTTCAAGGGTTTGTTCGTCAAAACCCAATTGGTTCAGATACTACTCCGGCGAATCCTATTCGTAGATTCATTATCAGTCCACAAATTATTCCAATCATTAAGAGTGGTTTGATGGATCCAGAAATCTTAGAACTACCAACTGACTATCTTAAAGGTCTTGATTTTACAATTAAGAAAACTAGCAAAGGTGGTTATGCTGATTACTCAACTAGTAATTGGTCTCGCCGTGAATCAGCATTGACTGAGGCAGAACAAGCAGCAATTGAAGCACATGGATTATTTAATCTTGCT